ATATTATTAAATTTCTGTAATAATAGAGAAAGGGTATTGACTCCGGGGGCGGGGATATGTTATAATGATACATATTGTTAAACCCGGGGGATAGAGTTAAGGTATCTATCCTAATAGATTATTAAACTCTAGTTAAACTATTAGATAGTAACCTGAGTAGATAATCCTTCATGAGTTCTACCATAAAGGTCTTTAACTGAAGGATATACCTAAGGTAGGCTTTACATATATTAATCTTTTATCTGTGTCTCCACTAAAAGGTAGCCGATGCCCCTCTATGCTATATCAGGTTCTATTAATGTAGTCGTAAACGATACCTCAGTAAGTAGGGGTCTTTACGCTGCATCTGGGGCTATGCGAGTTACTCTTGTTCCCGGTACCTCTTATACTGGTCTTTACGCACCAGATGGGTCAGTTAACGTCTGCATTGATAGTACTGGTCTAGGCAGATACCATCCTTCTGGAGCCTTACGTGGGGTAACCCAGAATAGCCTTACGACTTATACTGGTCTCTACGCTCCTACCGGGGCTACGAATATGTTTGGTCTCCTAACCTCTTCTGAGCTTCTCATCTATAACGACTGGGTTGGCATGAGCATTGACTTTATAAGTAATGACTACACGATTAAGAATGCTACAGGAGCGGAACAGTTGACTGGTCTTACACCGAATACAATCGAGTCTAGTGTCTTTGCGACAGACTTTACTGATAACACTTACTCTTTGAGGTATTAATAAGAATGGCAACAGTACAGACAGGCATCGCTACAGACCTAATCACGTTCTCCAGAACATCGAACGCAACGCTTACGGACAGCGACGGCAAGATCAAGTGGGCTCCCCACAACCTCCTGCTGGCGTCTGAGCAGTTTGATGCTGCGGTTTGGCAGGCAACTAGTATGAGCGCATTTGGAAGCGGCTCTGTTGCTAACGCGACTGCTGCTCCAAATGGTACGACTACTGCAGATTTGCGTGTTCCGGCTAATGCAAGTTCAACTCACACAATTTGGCAAACTGCGGCTTCATCAGTAAATGGTGTCCCCTATACTACGGTTTTGTTTGTAAAACCATATGGCTATACCAAATTAGCCTTGGTCGAAAATGAATTAACCGGATACTATGTTTCTTACGATGCGACAGGTAGCGGAACAGTTCTTACTGAAAGCAATGCCACTGGAACAATCACACCGCTCTCTGACGGCTGGTATCGGATAACCCATGTTTCCGTTGCTGGTGGAACGTCTTATCGTCCACAAATCTTTTTTCTTCCTGCTTCATATACGACTGGAACATATACTAGCAGTTGGACTGCAAACGGTACTTCTGGAATGTACCTCTGGGGCGCACACCTCTACCGCAGCGACCTCGGCGGCATGAAGGCGAACACCTCCGCGTACCCGATGTACAACCCGACTACGCCGAAGAATTTGCTGGGGTATACGGAAGATTTCAGCAATGCGGCTTGGGCTGTTGCGACTGGAACTGCCACAAAGACATCAAATACTGACATTGCGCCGAACGGACTGCAAACTGCGGATACGTTGGCGGCGACTTCTGCCAACACTACTATTTGGCAGACTTATGTGCCTGTCGTGGACGGCAAGTACATGGCAAGTATTTATCTGAAGCGTAAGGCTGGGTCTGGTACTGTTCAGATTACAGCAGATGGAAGCAGCTTTACGACTGTCGCGCTTACGTCTTCGTGGGAGCGTTTTAATCTCGCATACACGGGCGTAGCAGGAACAAAGGCAGTTGGCGTCAAGATTGTAACGAGCGGCGACGAGGTTTACGCTTGGGGAGCACAGCTCTCCGACAGCGCGTCCCTCGACACCTACGTGCCGAACTACGGAGCCGCACCGACTGCCGCTGCGTATTACGGGCCGCGACTGGATTTTGATGGATCAACGCTTGCGGCTAAGGGGCTTCTCGTTGAGGAGTTGAGGACTAATAGCCTGTTACAGTCGGCTGCATTTGACCAAAGCCCGTGGACCAGCCAAGCGTTTAATGCGGGGTCAGTAGCCCCAACAGTTACTGCAAACACCGCAATTGCACCAGATGGAACTCAGACAGCAGATACCATTTCATTTGGTTCTGTATCTTCTGGATCAATTAACCGCCGCATTCAAACTTCATCGCAAGCCAGTGGAACCAATACCTTTACAGGTACGGTTTGGCTTAAACTGCCATCTGGTACTGCAACTGTCTATTTATGGCTTGATGACGGTACATCTGGCAGTTCCGTTGGTGAAACTCTTGTTAGCCTCACAACTACATGGCGGAGATTTTCCATCACTGCAACGGTATCCCCGTCTCAGCCGGGTAATATGCGTTTTTCAATAGCCCAGAAAGACGGATCAACACTTACTGCCTTTGATCTTCATGCATGGGGCGCACAGCTTGAACTCGGCACCTTCGCCACCAGCTACATCCCGACGACCGGGGCTGCGACTGCCACCCGCAATGCTGATGTTGCCAGCGTAAGCACGCAAGCGTTCCCGTATAATCAGGCGGAAGGCTCAGTAGTTGTCAACGCCACACTTGGCAATACATCAACCAACGGACCTGTAGCCCTAACGATTAACGATGGGACAGGAAACAACGAAATTTATATATTGCAAACTGTTGGTACAGGGACACGGCGGTCTGTCTTGATTTATGCAGGCGGTGTCCCGCAGGCAACTCTGGCCGAAAGCCTTACAAATACAGTTGGGCTTACAACCAAAGTGGCGGGTGCATTCAAGCTTAACGATGTTGCTGGTTCCATTGATGGCGGAACGGTTTTGACCTATACACCCGCAACAATCCCGACGGTTAACACAATGAGGATTGGCAATGTCGCGGCGGGTACTCAAGCATTCAACGGCCACATCCGCCAGATCACGTATCTGCCGCGAAGGATCAGCAACACCGAACTCCAGACGAGGACAAGCTAATGAGCATCGAAATCTTCGCATGGTGTTCGACCCGCGAACTCTTCGTCACGGGCATGACCACGACCGCCCTTCCTGACGGCTCAATGCTGGCAACGCTCGACGAGAACGGCAACCTGATCCCGCATGAAGGGGTCATCATTGACGAGATCGGCCCGATTACGAAGACGCCTGCAACGGAGGATACTCCTGCCGTTGTCATCGCAGGCCATCACGTTAACCTCCTCGCCATCGACCCCATCGTGGCACTGCTGATGCAGGGACCGCCGGATGCAGAGGGCAACCCGACAGTCCTCCCGCAGTACGACGAGGACGGCAAGCTGCTGGGCGTGTTCCAGCGCACGAACATCCTGAGCCTCATCCCCGGCATGGTCTGGACGCCGATCCCCGGTCCGGGTGTTCCCGGTGGATACGAGGGGCCTAACGGCGTCTGCCTCTTTGATCCGGCTGTCGTAAACAATCGCGCTAGGGTGTGGCTGTAATGGCTAAGAAACCTAATATTAGTACAGTTAGTACTGGCTATCAGGCAACTGATACCATTAATGATAACTTTAATAATCTTAGGAATGGATTTGAGAATACACTTTCTCTTGATGGGTCTACTCCGAATGCCATGAATGCAGACTTGGACATGAATGGTAATTCGATTATGAATGCTGATGGATTGTATGTTAACGGTGTAGACATCTTTGCTTTGTTCAATCGGGTAACAATTAGTACAGCTTCTCCTTCTGGTGGGGAAGACGGAGATGTCTGGTTTAAAGTTTCTTCATAGGATAAAACATTATGGCTGCTCTATCAGATTATTCTGAGAAACTTCTACTTGACTGGTTGATGACAACGGAGAGTGCTACTCGCCCGACTGCTTGGAATGTAGCATTGTATACTGCTGCCCCGTCTGATTCAGGTGGTGGTACTGAAGTCTCAGGCTTTAACTATTCTCGACAGTCTGTAACATTCGCTGCTGCTGGTTCTCCCGGTGGTACAACGAGTAATACGAATACCGTTACCTTTACAGCTTCTGGCGGTAACTGGGGTACCGTTACTCATGTTGGAATTTTTGATTCTGGTAGTAATCTTCTCTGGCATGGTGCTCTAACAGCAAGTAAGACAGTTAACGATGGTGATACTCTCCAGTTTGCTATTAATGATATGGATCTGACTCTCGCTTAAGGAAGGTCTAATCCATGACAGAATCAGCTAGTTTAACAGCATCAAGTTCTTTTATAACTACTCCTGAGTTTTCGTTAGACTTTATTGAGAATACTTACTTTATTAATAATCCGAGTGGAGTGGATGCTCTTCTTATCCACGGTGCTAAATTCGAATCTATTCTAGTACCCTTTGAAAGGTTAACAGAAGCAGGAGACTTCAGAGTAACTGAATCTGGTGATACCAGAATTACTGAGAATATAAGTGAGAATGGTGCTACTGGTTCTTTCGTTGCTACTGATACGTTTATACCATTTAACTCTGAACTGTTCGTTAAGTACCTAACTAATTGGAAGATTGGATCTCCCTCTGTTAATAAAGAAGGTGTCTGGGTTACACCGATTAGTATTTACAGGTTCATGAATGATGCTTGGAAGAGGATTTACTAACTTATGGCTAACATAAAAATCTCAGATCTAACTTCTGCTGCATCGGTATCAGGTACACAGCAGTTTGAAGTTAATGAGAGTGGGACCAGTAAGAAGGTTACTGGCGCTCAGATTGCAACTTATGTCGAAGGTGAAATTTCTTCCTCGCCTACCTTTACTGGTCAGGTTTCTGTTGCTGCTGGTTCTGCCGCTGCACCTTCTATTTCAGTTACGAGTGATTCGAATACAGGTATCTATTTTCCGGCAGCGGATACAGTAGGAATTGGAACTGGTGGTACACTAAGAGTTTCTGTTGACTCATCTGGTAGTCTTGTTACGACAGGTTCTATTGAACTTGGTCATGCTTCGGATACAACAATTTCTAGAGTATCTGCTGGTGTTATTGCTGTTGAGGGGCAGACACTTGCTACTCAAACGTATGTTACAACCAGTCTGAGTTCTACTATACCCTCTGGCACTCGTATGCTGTTTCAGCAGACAGCAGCGCCGACAGGTTGGACAAAGGACACCAGCCAGAATGATAAAGCCCTGCGTGTCGTTAGTGGCTCAGTAAGTTCTGGTGGTACAGTTGACTTCAGTACTGCCTTTGCTAATAAAAGTTTCTCTGGTTCGACCAGTTCTCAAGGAGTTACTGGTACAGTAGGAGATACGACACTTAGTCTTTCGCAAATCCCATCTCATACCCACTACGTTGCATCTCCCGGCCCAACAGATTCTGCCGCTTTGAGCAACGCTAATTACGTTGATGTTAGCTATACAGGTTATTCTACTTCCTCTAGCAACTATATTCTAAGAGGAACATCTGTTGCTCCAGATAGAGGTGTTGCCAGTTATAACGGAGGCAATGGAAGCCATACGCATACCTTTAGTGGCGGTTCTCATTCTCATACATTCTCTGGAGCTATCGATATGGATGTTAAGTACATCGACCTCATTATTGCGACGAAGAATTAATCATGCAGCTTAAGCCTTCAAACTTCTGCCCGCTTATTAAAGAAGACTGTAAGGGTCTTGGTTGTTCTTGGTTTATTCAACTCCGTGGTACTAACCCTAACACGGGTAAGGAAATCGATGAGTGGGGCTGTGCTATGGCGTGGATGCCAATGCTTATGATTGAGAACTCCCAGCAACAGCGTCAGACGGGTGCTGCTGTTGAAAGTTTCAGAAATGAAATGGTAAAGACAAATGATGTTAGCCGTCAGATTCTTCTTGCAACGATTGGTACTAATCCCGACATTAAGATGATTGGGTAATAAAGCATGGAACAGTGGCAGATTGAGGTAGCGGAGAGGTTGGCTAGAATTGAAGCCAATCAAGAATACATGAAAGATGGTATTAAAAGTCTGCCTCAGTCTGAGCAGTGTGCTAAAGATATTGCTGAATTAAAAGAAGAAGTAGAAGAACTCCAGTTGTTTCAGACAGCTATAAAAGAAAAGATTGCGTATATCGGTGGTGTTATCGTTATTATTGGTATGGCTATCCCGTATGCTTTTCAGTGGATTTCTTCTCATATACACTGGAGAACACCGTAAGAATGGTTATTAACTCTTCGTCTGAAGCAAAGCTTAAAAGAGTCCACCCGGATCTTATTAAGGTAGTTCGTCGTACTGCAAAGCTTATTAAAGATAAGTCCTTTGGATTCGTCATTACCTGTGGTCCTAGAACTCTAGAAGAACAGAAGAAGCTGCTTAAGGCTGGTGCTACAACAACCCTGAACTCTAGGCATATCCCCGGTAAGGATGGGTATAGTAAGGCTGTAGACTTTGCTGTTACACTAAACGGTAAGATTAAATGGGACTGGCCCTTGTACGCTAAACTGGCTACCATAGTAAAGGAAGCAGCCAAGCTAGAAAATATTCCTATTACTTGGGGTGGCGACTGGAAATCTTTTAAAGACGGTCCTCACTTCGAGCTACCTAGAAACAAGTATCCGTAATTACATAAGTTTAACTTAGGAGATTATAATGTTTACATCGATGGATAAGGCTCTCGTTGCTCTGATTATGTCGGGCATCTTCCTGCTGAACTTCTTCTTTGGTATCAATCTGGGTACGATTAGTCAGGAGACAGTCGCTACAGTTGTCGGTCTTCTGACTCCCATCCTTGTTTGGGCTATCCCTAATAAGACTGCTTAATGTCTTGGCAGGAGATAGTTGCAATAAGTCTTGTCCTCATCGGTATGTTTGCCGGGGGTTATCTTGCTGCACAGCGTCCTGCTTTTTGGATTGAATTTGGAACTAGAATATTAATTGCTTTTATCCCATTTGCTATGAAGTACATAAGTAAACGAATGACCCCTGAAGAAGAGAAGGCTTACCAAAAGTGTGTTCGTCAGGGTGGTGAGTGGGATCATTTCAGAAAGAGATGTAAATAGTATGGCTGCATTCCAGACCAAAGGACTGTTCTACGAGACTACACTCCCAGATGAAAGACCAATCTTCGGGACATCTTGGACATTGAAAGAAGACGATCATCGTGCTGATGGTACTCTGTATAAAAGCATGAAGAAGGTTTATATCCATATGGAGGATGTAACCGAGTACGACTTTGCTATGACTACTCTTGGTTCGTTTAAGCACTGGGAGAGAGTCCTAGAGTCCCCTATTATTAGGAAGCATGTAGACCAGTGGCGGAAGGAGCTTAACCTTAAGCTTAAGGCTAGGGCTATGCGCTCTATTATTAAGGCTG